CCTTATCCCGCATCATTCCAATAATATCAGCAACAATATTCTCTGTTCCCTCTTCCTCAATCTCCAAAATAATCTGCCTTCTCATGGCTGCTCTCCTCTCTGCTCATGAAGCACTTCCAGTTCCCATGTTCTCTGAGATATCTTGGTTGCATATTCTGAATAGATACCGTTGTTATACAATTCTTCTGCCCTGTCATGTTTCATGTTGTACTTCATCAGTACCAGGTAAAGGTCATCCCCTTCCTCTTCAAACAACTGTGCAAGGTAATCCGTTGCCACCAGTATATTGGAATAAGCATCCGTCAAATCAGTAACCCCGAGCTTTTCCATGCTGTCACGATGCCATTTTGCATTGACCTGCAAGAGTCCTGTATCTCCCGCTTCATTTATCACTTTAGCTTCGCCCGAACTTTCCTGCTCTATCATTGCCATGAGAAGCTCCGGACAGATATTATACTGTTGTCCAATCGTCTCACAATACTTCTGGTATTCCTTAGCAATCCATGTATCCTCTGCATCCACCCGCATTGATTCCGGCTCATACTCAGTATCCGGAGCAATTAACACAATATCTTCTATGGATGCATCTGTTTCAGCACAACACTCATATCTTGCATCCAGTTCTCCTTGTTCACACTCTGTTGATGCAGATGGAATAAGGATGGCTGATACAGTAACAAGTAAAAATATCCGTTTCTTCAATATGTCCACCACCTTTTACAACATCATCATATTGGATGCCTGATTGACAATCTTCATCGTAATCTGTGTTTGCCCATTCTCTTTCAGAATACGGATCACGTTGTTCAATGTTCTATCCAGCAGTCTGAAGCATCCCGTCTGTGCATTCGTTGCTCTGCTGATAAATTCCATCATGGCAGCATCGTCTACATCATAGCCTTCCATATAATCCTTGACTTCCTGCGGTGACAATCCTTTCAGCTTATAATAAAAATCCATGCGGTTCGCAAAACGTGCAAGGTTTCCTTTGATTTCTGCTTCCAGTCTTGGCTCCCCGGCAATTACAATACCAACGTCTGACTGGTCGAAAATTCCTCTGATAATCTCCATCTTCTTCTGTGTGTATTTATTGATAAGTTTATCCGCTTCATCAATAATAAGAAGGTATCCTTCATTTGCATTGAAGAAGTCTCTGATCCGGTTCACACGACTCCATATTGTTCCACCAGATCCCTTTGGCATTCCAATCTGGATCTCAATAGCCTCGACCAGATCCCGGCAAGCCATTGTGTCATCACATTCGATATAGGCAACCCGTGGCATCTTTGCATATTTCTTCAGGGCATGTGTCTTTCCGTATCCTGATTTTGCAACAATGATTCCAAGTGCCATATTCTCCTGACAGGATTTACAGACACCAATCGTCTGTATATAATCTTTTGACTCAAAGTATGCAATCTTTGGTTTGACCCCTGACACTGTTCTGCCAATAGCCTTAACCTCTTCTGTTTCTGATTTGACATGTTCCTCATATTCTTTCACAAACTCTGTGAGTTTCTCTTCCAGTGCCTCCGGATTAGAATTGTACTTTCCATTCAGATACTGACTCACTGCTGATCTTGAAAAATTCATTCTAAGCGCAAGCTCTGCCTTATTCATTTTCAGTTCTTTTAAAATTTCGATTACACGCTCGCGGAGCGGTTTTTCCATTGTATAAGTATTCTGTGCTAAAGCTTCCATAATTCAACCAACCTTCCTTTTTGTCAAAAATATTGATAATTACAATGCTCTTAACGCTTTAAGAGCTTCCTCTGCCTTGCGATTGATGTACTCATTTTCCTCTTCAGGATCATCCTTCCTGGATGTTCCTCTGAATCCATTCTGGTAAGTCTTGTCCGTTGGTATTGCAATGACCTTTCCAGACTGCCTATCAGATTTTCCACTAATCATCAATTCAATTCCGCCTGTGGTCTCATTAAACCCAACATACTGTTCATTGATTTCTGTAAATGGAACATTTGCCTCACGCAACCGTTCTCTGTCCTGCTTGATCTGTCTCTTCTGTCTTCCAAGATGTTCCTTGAGTGCCTTTTGCTCAACTCCGTTCTCTGATGCAAATACCAACAGTTCTTGTGACTGTGCCTCACATACCTGCTTTCCATCCTTAAATACATAAACAGTTGCCATGTCGTGAGGATCATATTTCACATCCACATAGCTGTTGATGTAATCACACAAATCGTCCGATCTGTAGGTATAACCATTCAACTTAATTCCTACATTTCTCACAAAACAACTTTCCGACTTCATCATCAGAATAGTTGCATAACTCTTCGGCGGACATGCTTTGAAATATTTCTCGGAATTTTCGAAGCAGCTCTTCGGTGTCTTGAACCGTTCGCCCTGCTTCTTAAGTGCTCCATTCTCTTTGACTTCATATACTTCATGCAGCCATTGAGTCCATTTTTCAAAAAACTCTTCCATCGAGAGAAGTTCCCCACGCTCCAACATTCCTTTAATATCCTTATCAACCTTTGCAAATGTCTTTGAACCTGTGAGCGTTCCTGTGTAACTTGAAAACCATTTTGTGAACTTATTACATACAGTTCCAAAAAATCTCTCTATCTGTCCTTTTGTCCATGCATAATATGGAAGCGCCCGGTGATAATCTTCAATACCAATCGATTTGTAAAATCCCTTTGTGGTATCATCAAATTCCATTCTCTGTCTGTCATTTCTCGCATAACCGGTCATATTCCTGGCTGTGTAATCTTTGCCATTATCTATGTAGATATACTGTGGAACACTTCCCGCATCTTTGTATAGAAGTTTCAGGAGCGATTGTTTTAAAATGTCACTATTGGCATCCTTACACATAACATCTCCAATAATCCTTCTACTCTTAATATCTACCCATGCCACCAGATGAGGTTTAATTGCTGTCACTTTTCCGTTTGGATGTGTATAGGCAACCCAGCAATCGAAAGTATGTTCATCGCCCATAACAACCTGCATGACCTGAAGATCTTTTGTATTACGTTCTCCTTTGACCATGACTTTGTTTTTGTATTCACGCTCACCCCGGCTTGCAAGATACCAGGCATTTCTCATTCCTTCATCATTCATCAAATGACTAATATAGCGAGCAACAGACTGATAAGATGGTATTTTCTCCCAATTATTGATATTTGCTATTGCCTGAAGCTTTTCATAAAGCATTTCTCTTGTGCCCTGATTTTGGGCAAATTCCTTATTGAACCAAATATTTTTTATTACCTGCTTCACTTCCGGAGTAAAACTTGGAAATGTTCCCGCTTCTTTCGGTTTCCGGCATAAGCAGAGCACCTTGAAGAAATCATAATTACCACCATCCTGCTTGTGCATTTTATCCGCCCATGCTGATGCTTCCTGATATGCTTTTGTATATCTGTATAGAGTTCTTTTCCCTTTTCCAAGTCTTTCCTGTGCAAATGTCTCAGCGAATTCAGTCCTGCCCCTTTCGTCATACTCAAGAAACTCCCTGACAATATTTCCAAGCTCCATCGCCTTATACCAGTCTTCTTTTCGATTTTCAATGTACCAGTCAATATCTTCCTCAACGTACCACGGAGTTTCCCCCGCCTGATCTGCTTCCTGAACCGGAGTTTCCGCGACCGCTTTCAGCTTTTCCCTCTCTTTCCAAGCGGATTGCGCCTTTTTCGATAGCGATTGAACCGATATCATCACAACATCTCTTCCACCACCATCACGCTTCGCCGTTTGTGTTAAAAAGGCATCTGGTTTTCGTTTGATTTTTTGAACCATCGTATTATACTTAACTTCTTCCAGTTCTGCAGCCTCGTTGAGTGTCACATATACATCCGCCATTATTCCACTCCTCTCATGCTGCTATATTTAATATTTCTCTAATCTTCTCAATGTACTTCTCGCCGCTTCGATCTCCATGAAGAATTTTATTCAGATACTGTGGCGTGGTACCAAGCGCATCCGCCAACTGTGCAGCCGTCATGTTATTATCAATCAGTTTCTTCTTGATCTGCTTTCCAAGCTTTGAGTAGTTTCTATTTCCTGACGCTTTCATGCCATCACCTACCTGTGTTATAATTTCCATATACTAATTTAGAAAGGTGGTCTGTATATGGACAGAATTATTGAAGAGCTTATTGTTAATGAACAACGTAATTCATGAGCTGTACTCTGTTGCACTCGCCCAATATTTGGCTATGAAAGGTATCATTGATCTGGATGAATTTTCAAAATATCTTGATGCATATTCTCACGAGTACATAAAAAGGTGTTATCCTGAACTGTTTTCATAGCATTTAGATGAATATTTAAACATCTATGGTTAATTTCATTCATTTTTTTTGCACGCTCAATCTGTGCATCCATTGCGGTCTTCGTTCCACCGGAGACCGTCTCTTCCTTATTTTCCATACAACCAACCTTTCAATTTATACTTTATGGAGTTTTCTTGTTCTTAGCTTAGTGCCATACATTTCCCGTTTCTTCAAATCTGATCTTGCGATCACTTCCATCATCTCCTGGGTATTTTTTACTACCAGATACATTTCAGGATCAAGTCCGTGGGACTTCATCATATTTTTTTGATTCCGTGTCGGGAGCTTTCCATTTTTCATCGATATTTCACCTCCGCACATTCAATCATCTGTTCCAGTATGTCAGTTTCCCTTTGGAGTTCACTTTCTTTCTCCTGAAGTTCCATACTTTTTTCTCTGACATTTTCTAATTCATTGTCAATTCTTTCCTTCAGACAAACCAATGCTTCCATGCTGTTGTCTGTGATAATCAACTTTTATCGCCTCCCTGTTCATCACTGCACCAGTAATCTTTCATAAAAGACCCTATGCAGAAATTTTTATGAATACCGGATGCACACATGTGTGGAACTTTCATTTGTCGCATCCCTGTGTATGTGTTACAATGCTACTAGGTTTTTTAGATAAAAGCCTGAAAGGGGGTGATTCCTGTGGTTACTTCCTTTGATAACTTCAATATTAGATGGAAACAAATTTCCTCTAAAATCGAAGCGGATTGTGTTACTTCCGAATTTGAATGTTCCCTACCAAAGAATTATTCTGATTCTCGTAAGTACCACATGACTAAAGTGGTTTCGCCACAAAAGGAATCAATTTCCTATTGCATCATCTGATGATGTTGCAGCCATTGGAGGGGCTTTGCTCCTCTAATGGATTTTCAAGCTTTCGATTTGATTTTCCCCTATCGAACGATAGTTTTTGATTGAGAAAATCACTGGGATATGTTATTTTTTGATTGGTTTATTTTTAACCCTACAATGATTATATCTGCATATATGCAGTTTGTCAATGAAAATATGCATATATGCTATTAAAAACTGCATTTATGCATATTGGAGGTAAAATAATGTGTGACTTAAATTCATCTATAGGTACAAGAATTAGGCAGTTGAGGAGATCTGCCAATATGACACAAAATGATTTTGGAAAGCTCGTGAACAAGGATGGTACAACAATCGGAAGATATGAGAAGGATCAGCTTGCGGTTCCTTCTGATGTTTTGGAAATTATTTCATCACATTTTGAAGTGTCAATTGATTATATTGTGTTAGGGAAAACAAATGAAACTCAAGAACTAGATAAATATCTAACTAGGGTTTGTTATGACGCACTTACACTTTTCCAACATTTGTCAGATTCAGATCAAAAAGAAATTATAGAAATTATGCAGTTCAAACTCTTCAAAAGAGGGGAGGAATGGAACGTTTGGAAATTGGTGGAAAACGCAAAATCATCCCCTTTAGAACCAGATCCTAAGAATTCAAAAATAGGTTGATTTTTTTATTAATTTTTTTGGGTTATTTATATCCCTAAAACATACCTATTTTGTCACTTTGATAGTTTGGGAAAATATTTTCGTAAAAGTATGTGTAACCCGTTAAAATAAGGCAAAGTGACATTGGAAAAATCAATGTTCCATTTTGTCACTTTGTTTTTTATTGAATTTTAGAATGAGGAAATGAAATTAATAACGCTCTGTAACGGCTTTTTTTGAATACGTTTTTACTTGTAACGCCCATTTTTCAAGCCTTTCCGAGAATCGTTTCAAATATACAGTAAAAATTTATAACGCAGTAACGCCACGTTATAACGCTTGAACTATTTACACCATCACTTACACTTGATATAATCATCTTACAACCAACCAATCAAATATTTTAAAAAGGACAATCGCACACAAATGGCTAAAAACCAATGCTTCCAGGCGGTTGTCCTTTTTATTATCCACAGAACTGTGGATAATTCCATAAAAAAAAGACATGACACTGGATTTTCTCAAAATCGTTGTCACATCTTCTCATTTTTTCTTTTATAAATTCGTTGAATCCCTTGAAGAATCGGGGTTTCCCGCAATATCTCACGTTGACTCCACTAATCTTGGTCTGGATGTCTTATTGTGTCAGATATTCTAATAAGTTACAAGTAATCCACCTGCCCCAGTACTTTTCTATCTGATAAAAACACAGACACAGCCACCGCCGCAAGCAAAATATAATACGGCAGGATCCTTGCCACGACCAAAAGCGCCATAAGGAATAAAACCGCATACATGCCGGTCAGTTTTTTGTTCATTTCCTTTTTTTCTTCCGAAAAATGACAGTCTGTCAATCTGATTTTTCTTTTTCTTGCACTTAAAACGAAAATCGTCAGGGCAAGCAGCACACCGGAAACAACCGTATACGGAAGCATCAAGACAAGAAACTCCCCAGCATTCATTTCTGAGAGATTATATAAATACAAATTCTGCGGATTTCCAATCGGAGTCAGCATACTTCCAAGGTTCGCCGCTATGGTCTGAAGCACGATGACCGGCACCATAAGGCGCTCCTGCCCGCATTTTTGCAGCGTGAGAAGTGCAAACGGAACAAACGTCAAAAGCGCAACATCATTGGTAATGACCATGCTTGAAAAGAAACACAGAAAAACAAGAACAAATGCCAGCTGCGCCGTATTTTTCGTATGCGCAAGAAGCCGCCGCCCGATCCCATCAAAGATTCCATTATTCTGCACGCCCGCCATAATGATCATCAGCGAGAGCAGGATCCCAAGCACACGAAAATCAATATAATCGATATATGCCTGATCCGGATGCACAAAAAAAGCGGATATTACCGCTAAAATGGCTGCAACGACCAGCACTGTTTCTTTTTTTACAAATGCTATGATTTTCTCTTTCATATATATGACACCACCCATAAAACCTACCTGTCTATTCTAATCACTTTCCCCCCGGATGTAAACAAAAAAAAGCGCATGATTCGTCTGCTTCTGTACACACTATAAAATAACAGACACATAGCTATGTAAAATCAAACTTTTGTATATGAGTGAATCAATAAAATGCGTGAATATAGCGCAAGAATGGAGCATATGATGTACACCCCAGTTACACTTCCGGTTACAAATGAATACGGTTATTTTGAAATACGGTTAGAGAGCATCGGCGGTCTCGGCGCAAATCTCTGCGGAAAAATGCTCGGCGAACTCGGTGCCTTATACCTTTCCTTAAACTCCTTAAGTTTTTCCAGCTACGGATCTGAAAAACGAGGTTCACCGGTAAAATCCTATATCCGCTGGAGTCCCGCTTCCCATCCACTGCGCATCAACAGCCCGGTATTAC